CCAGCTTCCATAAGTTCTAATTTTAGTCTTGCCGAGTATGTTGACGCCATTTTTTATTCCTTTAATTTATTTTAGTCCACGTGTTTGTTGTAGACGCATTTACATTCGTCCATGTATTCGTTACTCCTGGTACGACAGGGTCCCAGAAAATTACAGAATCCAAATATATATTAGCAGAAATTCCAGAAATTGACAGTATTTGATCAACTTTAATTGTAAAACTTCCTGTTAATGCATTTATCTCTTGACCATCAGGAATAACATACATATGAGTATGTTGGGTAACGTCCCCTGTTCTAATCTCTGCTTCTATTCCTGTCGCAACTAAAGTTACTCCTCCTGCTACTGTAATATCTCCCGATGATGTAGTTAATTCTTGTCCTGTCACTGGAACGAAAACTGGAATTACTGTAGACATATCCCCTGTGACGATGCTTAATTCTTCCCCACTTATTGCAATATGCTGTCCTGTATTTCCTGTTGGATCACCAGTGCTAATTGTCGCTTCTTCTCCTGTCGCTACTAAAGTTACTCCTCCTGATACTGTAATATCTCCCGATGATGTAGTTAATTCTATCCCTGTCGCAACTAAAGTTACTCCCCCTGATGTTGTAATATCTCCCGATGATGTAGTTAATTCTTCCCCACTTATTGCAATACGTTGTCCTGTATTTGCTGTAGAATCACCGGTTCTAATCTCTGCTTCTATTCCTGTCGCAACTAAAGTTACTCCCCCTGATGTTGTAATATCTCCCGATGATGTAGTTAATTCTTCCCCTGTTATAGAAGCTTCTACCCCTTCTCCAATACCGATGTCTCCCGCCGATGTAGTTAATTCTTCCCCACTTATTGCAATATGCTGTCCGGTATTTGTTGTAGAATCACCAGTGCTAATTGTCGCTTCTTCTCCTGTCGCTACTAAATATTGGTCTGTATTAATAATAGCATCACCAGGGGTAATAGTTAATTCTTGCCCACTTATTGCAATACGTTCTCCTGTATTTGCTGTTGGATCACCAGTGCTAATTGTCGCTTCTTCTCCTGTCGCTACTAAATATTGGTCTGTATTAATAATAGCATCACCAGGGGTAATAGTTAATTCTTGCCCGCCAGGAGTAATGATAGAGCCTCCTGTTGCAACAACATTATTAGCGGTAATAGTTAATTCTTGCCCGCCAGCAGTAATGATAGAGCCTCCTGTTGCAACAACATTATTAGCGGTAATAGTTAATTCTTCCCCTGTTATAGAAGCTCCTACACCTGCTCCAATAGCAATATCCCCTGCTGATGTAGTTAATTCTTCCCCTGTTATAGAAGCTCCTACACCTGCTCCAATAGCAATATCCCCTGCTGATATAGTTAATTCTTGTCCTGTTGAAATTGCGACAATTACATCAGTTGACGCTGTTGAAGAAAAAGGTGCTTCAGCAAAAGCGGTACTTCCAAACAACATAATCTACGTCGCTATCTTAGCCACTGGTGGCTTCTCTTTATTAATTCTTCGTTTAGCCATCAGGTTTGGGATATTTCAGTTTTATCTCAGCACGCTTGGCGTCTATCGCCGCCTTGTCATCCGTGTCATACAAAGCGACAACTAAATCCTGTACGGAAGGGTATTCCGCCATCAGTCAGCCTCCTCAATCGTGTTGCCTTCTTCCACCCATTTTTGAATTTCTTGGTAGTCTGTGTTAGCTTCATCTTTTGGTACATAAGGCGTTCTGCCATCTGTGTAAGTAACTAGATAAGAGTTAGAAAATACTCCATCTACATTTAATTTTTTCACTGATGTAATCATAATTCCGAAGCTCCTGTTATATAGGCGTTAGCACCACTATCATCTATAATCATACAACCTTCACCATCCGTTAATCCTGAAGCTACATTCACATATAGTAATACTTGTTGAGTGTTACCATAATAAAAACCCACACTTGTAGAATCAATATTTGTTCCACCACAATAAACTTTAAAATCAGCATCCCCAGACCTAGCCATAGTCGGAGTTGCTCTCATAATTTGAGGATAAGTAAGGTATGCTCTTGCGTTAGTTGTTCCATTAACCACACCACTTGCAAAAGGCATATTAGCTACAGCCGAAGTTTTATAAAAATACCTCTGACACCTAGCCAAGTTATCCCCATAACTTTCGTGCTGGAAAGGTGGTATGGTTGATGAGGTGTATTCTCCTGCCTCTAATTGAATGGCGGTAATAGCAAAATTATTAGATGTACTATCAGCATTATTGACCTGTCCAACGGCTCTATTTGCGTCTGTATTACCTTCCCAAGTAGTCGCTAAAGTTCCACTTGTCCAATCAGTACCCGCAGCCATCCAAAATCTTACTTGTAGTCCAGAACCATTGTCATCATTAGCACTCCCTGAAGTATCGGCAGGGAAATTCAACACCTTAAATTCCCAAGTATCAGTAGTATCAATAGTATATGCTTGACAACATACTCTACTAGCGTCTGTTTGGAATAATTCTAATATATTAGTTCCTGTTTTAGTTGCTTTAACCCAAAATGCTACTGTAATTGCTCTTGCATTAGTACCCCAATCAAACACCTGGCAATCTTGTGCTTCCATCTGATATCTTAACCCCAATAAATCTGATGCTCCCAATGAAGCATCAGCAGTAGTGCAATCCATTTTTAATGCTGTTTTAAATCCATATCCGCTAGGAACATCCGTATCTTGTGTTTGTGTCCAAGTGCCGCCATTACCTGCTCTAACTTCCCATCTATCTACTGTATTATAACCACTAGATGTAATACTAGCAACTGAAGTACTTCTTTGAGACACAGCCATATTGCCATTTATAATTATTGGAGCTGCATTAGGTCTTTGAACATTATTAGTTCCTGTAATTTCCGTTGTTCCAGCGACAACAAAGGTTGCGCCACTTGGAACAGTGATCGTATCACCAGAAGTTCCGATTTCTAAAGCCGTTCCGCTTTGGGGATCGAGTTTATCTACTTTTAATACTGATGCCATTGTTTATTCCTTTGGGTATTTTGTTTTAATTTCTTGTACTTTAGTCTGCCAAGCGTCTAATCCATTCTCCGTAATAAAATGAATTTGGTCTTCTAAACTTCCGTATTCCGTTCTTCTTTTACCTCTAACAATTTTATTATTTTCTAAAGATTGTGCTTCGCTTTCTAATGCGTCTAACTGTTCAGTTGTTGGTTTTACTTTATCATTAGTTAACCAAGCATTAATAGTTTCAACACCATTCTCATCTTTTTCTATTTCAACATCATCTTGTAAACTTACTTCTCTTTCAAGATATGCTTCAATTTTGTATCTTAACTGTGTCATGTTATTAATTTAAACCCCATAAAATTACTACCTTCTTGTGTTTCTTGTCTAAGTTGACCAGAAGCAGGAGCAGCAACTTCAGCATGAGCAAAAGCTTCAACATAATCACTTGTGCCATTCATATCTGCAACAACTGAAATCTGTTGAGTTTGTGTTCTTATTTGTTCACTTCTATAATCAGACCTTTGCTTTGCTACAGTAGAGCCATTCTTTTTAATTTTTATTCCAGCAATTTGTAAATACCCACTACCACCATTCTGGTCTACATAAGCACTAGCTTGAAAGAAGTATTTCCCAGCGACATTTGGCGTAAAGCGATAATTAGAAGAATTGTCGTAGCAAGAGTCCGAGTCGAAAATTTCTACATTATATTGGATTTTAACATCTCCACCACCAGATAAACTTTGGTCTGCACTACTTTTGTAAGCGGCAAAAGCTGGAGTATTAGCTGCCTTAATATAAGAGTAGTCAACTCTCTTTAATACACCAGCATCAGATAAAACAAACTCGTCCGTGTCTGCTGGCTCTGCTCCAAGAGCAGTCTGTCCCGTTATGTCTGCTGCTGCGAATCCAGTTGACATAGTTCCTGAAACTAAAGTCACATCCGCGTCAGGAAGTGTCACCGTCCTGTCAGCACCCAGACTTGCGGGTGAGGCGATGGTGATACTGCTCGTGTTATCACTCTCGAACAGCTTTAAAGTGCCTGTTCCTTTTACTCTTAATTCCGCCATTAACTATTCTCCTTCGGATATTTTTCTTTAATTGGAGTAATTGTATCAGCTTTCCACCCCTCGATGCCGTTGTGATAAATATCATCCAACTGGTCCTGCCAAGACGGATAGGCTTTTTTTCTTAAATCCAGTATAACCCTGTCAACCACGTCATCATCAACAGTTAAACCCCATTCCTGACAATAGATAAAATCAAATCCTGCTGGAACAGAATCTAATAGTTCTGGTTCATCTTCATCAAAAGTGTTTTTAGCTAAAAATAAGAAAGCGTCACAACTTGGTGTCTGCGCTATTATTACAATATCTTTTTCTTTTAAGAGTAAGAGATATTCCTCTGGCGTGCCAAAAAAGGCTTCCATGTTACTTGCTTCTATTTTATACAGTTTCATCTTCAACTCCTTTAAGTTCTATTTTTAATACTGGATTTACATTACCTTCCAGTATCTTTGTTTGTTTAGGTATCAAGCCCACCTGCTTCAATGCGTTCCAAGTGTGAGGATTGCTCATGGCGTTTCTCAACTTGGCTGGTGACGGTCTGCCGTTGGCGATCATTTCAGCCTGAATTTCCCTGCCGATATCAACCGTAAATTCGTTTGCGGCGTTTGCCTCGAACATCTGTTCATCGGTGTAGCCCTTAATTCTTGTGGGTTCTGCAATAACATAGAGTTCCTTCAGCAGTTTTTTTAGAATTTTAATTTCGTCCTTGGTAAGCTCAAAGGCTTCCTTTAAATTTTCTTCATGGCTTTTAGCCTCCAAAATATCGGCTTCAAGCTCCAGAATTTCATGCTCCAAGCCTCCTCCGCCATTTTTTAAATAGTTCAGCTTTGAAAGTTTCGCCTGATGCTTCAGGTTACCCACTTCTTCAAGCGCCATTGCCCTTATCCTGCCTTCAAGAAATCCTTTTAACGTCTTGATTTTTTCCCAAGGCGTATTTCCTATGACTTGGTACCTGTAATTGAACTCTGTGTTAAATTTTTGTGCCATATTAATTAAAGGAGCATGCCCCTGGATCATATCTAGCAGTTCCTACTCCTGTAACCGCTGAACCTATGACTCCAGCATTGGAGATTAAGTAAGTCGATGAAAGATTAACCCAATTGGGGTCAACTCCATAACCAAATATTCCTTTATCATCTCCGTATTCACATGCTGCTAAATTGCGTATATCAGCAACACCGCTGCTCGTGTCCGTCGCCACGACTCCAGTATTAGAAACTAAATTGTATATCGGCGCCGGCCACATGTCACCAAGAATAAAGATACCTTTATCACCACCATATCCACATGCCGCTAGAGCATATCTACCAGTTCCTACGCCTGTAACATCTGTTGAAACTACTCCAGTATTTGAGACTAAATTGGACACATTCAGGAATGGCCAGCCGTCGAAACCATAACCAAATATTCCTTTATCTCCACCGTATTCACATGCCGCTGGCATCGACCTAACGGATCCTACGCCTGTAACATCTGTTGAAACTACTCCAGTATTAGAAACTAGATTGGTTATTGCAACTCTTCCACTAGCTGATTGCCCAAAACCAAATATTCCTCTGTCATAGCCATATCCACATGCTGCTGGAGCATATCTACCAGTTCCCACTCCTGTCGTGTCCGTCGCCACGACTCCAGTATTTGAAACTAGATTGCTTGTAGAAACATAACTACCAGTACTACCATAACCAAATATTCCTTTGTCACCACCGTATTCGCATGCTGCTGGAGCCATTCTAGCAGTGACTACTGCTGTTACATCGGTTGCTACGACTCCAGCATTTGAAACTAGATTGGTCATTGAAAGATAATTAATATTATTATGTCCAAACCCAAATATTCCTTGTGAATTTGTTGGTGGTGATGGTGCAAAAGTAGCAGCCTCATCAAGAGTAGGTATCCATCCTTTCGTTGCGTCCACGTAAACGATATCAAGAGTAATGCCGTCTGTTGAGTATTCAATGGTGAAAATATCAGAATTACCTTGATAGTTTAAGCCATTTGAATCTATGGTAATCTTGTTAGTACCCCAATTTCTAGCGTAGTCAGTAAACATAATTTCATCGCCATTGCTAGCTGAAGCTGGCAAAGTAATTGTACAGGCATTTAATGTTGTATCAATCCAGTATCCGTTTCCAGCGACCGCAGTCATGGTTGACCCCGTAACTACGGACTGCCAGGAGATGCCACCAAATCCTGTCGCCGTTCCTGCATTTGCAATAGTTACTCCTGAAGGAATATTTATAGTATCGCCAGAAGTTCCCAGCTCTAAAGCCGTGCCTGTACTGGGATCTACCTTATCTACGTTTAACGTGCTCATACTATGACCAAATTTCCTGTTACTGTTTGTGTGCCTGTTATGGAAACGGGCCCCGCTAGAACGCCTGAGTCCATATCTTGATCAGCACTTATTGTTGAATTGTGTGTTGTGACATAGGTCGTCGGATCCATGCTCGGAGAGGGTGCACGAGAGGCTGGATACGTACAAAATACTTCTTTTGTTCCCGCAGAAAATACAACTGCGCTATCACTATTAGTTGATGATATAACAGTTGTACGTTCCATTGTACTACTATCTGCTGATAGCGTACCTACCCCTACTTCCCATTGATCAAGAGAGGAATGTACAATCGCATAATAAGTTAGATTGTTATTTCCAATTCCTGCAGCAAAGGTTTCAAAATTAGTTACAGCACCTGCAAAAGTTATATCACTTGAGCCAGTTGTTGTCGTGGTTTCTTTAACCCGATCATTTAGGACAAATGCCATTATTTATCCTATTGTATTCTAATTAGTCCATCACTAGCATCTGGTAACGGCATCTGAACTTCAAATGTTCCATTTGAAGATGATTTCACTGCATTAAAATCAAAAACTGCGATTGCAGCATTTGCTAATGTGTTATTATAAATAACTGCAGCTTGCGCTGAAATAGTCGCCGCTGTGAAGCTTACATTATCACAATCAAAAATTGCAGTATTTCCTGCGATGGTAATTGCAACATTCGCTAATGTCGCTCCTCCTGCAGCGTAAGTTCCTGAATTCGGTACTTCAGCTGTAGCTGTGTATGCCGGTGTATCTTCATCTAAACTTGCTGAAGATGTATATAAAGCTAGTTTAAGAGTATCAGCTTCTAAATTTGATGCTGTATTCATTAAATCAACTTTAAATACTTTAGTGATTGCTTGCTCTATTGCCATAGGTTTACCCTCCTTTTATTGGCCTCCTGATATAGTATCCGGCCCTGCTGGACTTAGTGGAAACTTATAATCAGTTCTTCTTCGCCGCCTCGCCTCATTATTAAGACTGGCGACTGACTCCGTAACCATTTTATTATATACACTATAATCCTCCAAACTTTTAGTAAAAACTGCAGCTTCGGACAAACATGAATATAATAATAAATCTGATAATTCATTTGTAAGATAATTCGTAGGATTTGCCACACTTAAATCAGGAATATTTTGAACATACTCCATATTAACTATATGCGCCGTTGCAGGCGTAGGGGCGATTAAAAGATTCCCGTCATTAAAATTAGAGAAATATTTTGGCTCTCCTGTAAGAACAGGATTAGGCCAATATTCCCGTATGAATTCATCTGTCTTTATCTCCATCATCACTCTTAAACTACTAGAGTCCGTATATTGCAGATTTTTAACAATAAGACAATTTCCCGGAGTGGTTAAATATTGACTTCCCGCATTGAATGTGCTATGAGCACGAAGATTTAAACCTTCTGGATCAATGAGCCGTACAAGCTTCTGCTGTGCGTTTGTAATAAATGTATCCAGTTGGGCTGTAAAGTCAGTTCCCGTATTTTGGGCCCAAGTTTGAATATCAGTTTTTAGTGTCGAATATGTCGTTGCCATTTTTATCTATTCTACTCTGTTCTGCGAATTTATGCGAGACATTTCCTCTAAAATGATATGTCCCATAATGTGTTAAAGAACTCGCCACATCCGCATATATCTTACCTCCTATTTTTTGCCATCGACGACAAAATGTATAGTCCTCACTTAAATATCGATTACTGTCAGGATCAATCATGCAATCAAAAAAAGCGTAACAATTATCGCTTTCATATGGTTTTCCATTTAAATTCTGGTCCGTCGTATATTTAAGTTCCGGATATGCTTTTATCATCTTCAATATTACTTCCCTTTTAATCATCATAAATCCTGTCGCAGCATCCAATACTTCAACAAATCCCCCTTGATACATGGGAATATGACGGGGATCTTTAAAATTTAAATTATATCCCATTAATTTTTGTTCTAAACTTTTTAAATCATTTTGACTGTCTTTAACATACTTTTCTATGTTATACCAGTCTAATGTTTTACGGGGATATATTCCTGCGACCACATCCTCATCCAATGTTAACATTCGAGTTATCGTTTCTGGTTGCCATGCGATATCAGCATCAATAAAAAGAAGATGGGTAAGTTGCTCCCTATCTAAAAACTGGGATACAATCGTATTTCTAGCACGTGTAATCAGACTTTCATTTCCCATTGAATTAAGATGAATGCGATAGCCTTTCTCTTTTGCTTCTGCTAACGTTTTTAAAAAACAATGCAAATAAGATTCATGCATCATTCCACCATAACACGGCGTTCCAATCATAACGATTGTTTTACTGAAATCAGGTTTTTTAGGTGATGACGACTGTGACTGTTCCAAGACTGGCATTTAATTTTTCTCCTGTAGATATTAATGGAAATGATTCTCCCGTCGCACCGAATGTGCCTGGGTATCGATTGGTAATTTGATTAGGAACCCCTGAAGGGCTAATCGCTCCCGTTAACATATTAACAGGAGGTCGTGGGTTTTGTAATGCTTCTGGATCTGTATATATTGTAGGATCCAATTGTGGTTGCTTTGGTTCCCATTCTGATTTATGAACAAGTGCTCCCGTCCATTCTTTCACCATTTCATTATAGGGAAATTGCAATCCACTTCTATCAGAAATTGAGAGTGCACTTCTTCCTGAAGAAAATTTTCGTGACGGTGCTTTTTTAGGTCCTTTAGTAGTAGGTAGAGCCATAATAAGGGAATATTGAAAGTGATTGATTTAAGTCCGATGCTTTTGCTCTTTCAAAAGCTTGTTCATATTCGGTCTTTAAAAAAGTTAATTTTGATCCATCAACTCCCGCACGTTTCATACCCATATAATAAGCAAGTCCCGCAGTCATAGCTTCATAAAATCTTGACGGTACTTCAAATGTTTGTTCAGTTCCACTTACTGTAGAGGCTGTAACATCATCTATTTTCTTTAATCTCCAATAAGTAATAACATCAGTGCTATTTTCAGGGGCAGGATAAACATATAAAACTGGATCAACATCTTTTTGTAAATAATATTGACTTGGTCTTCCCTCTTGTGTTTTATCGGGAAAGACATTATAGTCCGTTAATGAAATAGGAGTCATTGCGTAATCTGTGGAATCACGTGTAATATAAACGTCAACTAAATCGACAGTTGCTGTATGCAAGGTGTAACTAACAGTTCCTGCTACCATCGACAGTGTTTGTTTATCCAATGTCCATTGATTAAGGCCTCTATTCGCCCAATCTGTAAACATGATATTTAAGCTTCGACGTGCAGCACGCACGTCATAGCCTAGCATTGGGCTTCCCCCAATTCTATCGAGAGCTTCTACAATACAGTCATTGACTGATAGTGAAAACGCAGTGGTTCCTGATATTGCCATTTAGTCCCAAATAATTGAAACTGCATCACAATTCGTTACATCCGCAAAAATTCCTGTTTTAAATAATATGCCATCGTCAGAAATATATTCTTGATACATATCACCTGCAGCAGCACCCCAATATACATGATAGCGTAAAGTGCCTGTTGCATCTGTTCCATCATATAATTTTATTTGAGCTGTAGCTGCGGAATCACATCTTCCTGTAACTCCTTTTAAGCGACTTCTACCAATATAAGTTCCTGCTCCAGCATGATTATCTTGAAAACGTCCATCAGCAGCGAGTGTGGATTGTTTGACGTCTGAAATCATAATTATCTCCTTTGCACAGTTTTAGGAAGTCCTCCTGTAATTGCTTGCATTATACCTCCTGTTTGTTCATCTAAGTATTTAAGTTTTCCTGATTGTATATCATTTAGTGATGCAAATAAAGGACTGTTTGATCCTTTCATAACTTTATAAGGAGCTGAGCTGGTATCATATGGATTTCCTGGAAGTTGAAGTGACTTAGACTTCAACAGCTCTGGCTTTTTATTCATATCCTTACTTAATTGTTCCATAGCTTTTTTAAACTTGGATTTTTTGGCTGCTTTTCTATCTCCAGCAGCTATTTCTTCTGCAATTTGTGCGTCCCCTGTTTTCTCATCTTCCCCACCAAAGATTAACTTTAATAAAGTTAAAGGATTTAATGATTTATCTGCCATAATTTAAGTAAGTGGCTCCGAAGAGCCACTCATTCTATATTGTTATGCGTTGTTTATATTTTGAATATATTCAACTGTTACAAATCCTATTCCAGTTGTTCCAGCAGAAAAGTCAATGTAAATTGGTAAATCACTTGAACCTATATCAGCCCAAGTATCGCCATCAGTAATTGTACCTGTAGATCCATACTTAAATACATTAGCTGCTGTTCCTGCTGCTAAAGCAGAAAACAATTCAGTTGATGTAGATGTAGTGCCCATAGAAATATCAGCTGCGCCACACGCAGTTGTAATATTAATAATGATCTCAGTGATTTGACTATTAGCTGGAATGACAATTCCAGTATCTGCAGCTGTAGTGGACTGAGTCCATCCTGCAGTTTGTGCCATTTTTACAAAACCGACGTTTTTAACATCAGTTCCAACTGTTGTTCCCGTTGTATTTGTGATTGGACCAGCTTTAATTGGTCCAGAAAAAGTCGTTGTTCCCATTGTCTACCTCCTTATTAGTAGTCGTTTTAAGTCTTTGGGTGTTAAAAAAAGAGGGCGAAATCATTTCGCCCCCTCTTATAAAATTAATTAATTACGCTCCTGGAGTTCCAAAAGAACCTCTCCAATCGGTAAAACCGAAGGAGTATCTTTCAGATACCTTGTAGCGTAAATTACCTGTTTCAAAATCTCCTTCAACAGATTTTTTGATCGGGCGTCTTACAAAGTGTTTTAATCCGTCAGGCACATCAGTCATAATGAAAAATGCGTCTGGATCAGTTAACCTTTGGTTGACTGCAACTCCTTGAGGAATCATCCCCAGAGATTTAGTTGCATTGATGTCATTGTCAGCAGTTCCTGGTCGTAGGTTGCTTGCAACAATTCTCTCTGCTACGAACATTAATTCAGGTGGTACAACTAGCTTCACGCCCTGAGCAGCGATAGGAATTTGTCTATCGTCTACCATTTCAGTAATTAAGATTAACATCGCTTCAAGAGATGTTTCACTTAAATCAGCATTAGTCGCTAATTGGTTTGAATTAGTACCTCCACCGCCAAGTGGATGCACTTTACTAAATAATGTCAGACCATCTCCACCAGTCACTGGACTGGATGAAGTTGAAAATCCATTATTTAAAATGTTCATACCTTTGATTTCTTTGGTATGTTGCATTGAACGAGCAAGTGCTTTCGCATACTTTGCTCCAAGAGATCCATAAAGACCATCTTCCTCTGCTTCTTCAGTAATTGCAAAAGCGAGTGCAATAGTTTCATGGACGTATCTTGCTATTATACCTTCAGCACCACTATCATAAGAGATAGGAGCACCTTCAGCTTTGACCGGGGCAGCACCAAATCCGTACATTTGAACGTCTTCTTCAAATGCCTTTTTTGATGTCTCAGTTGTATATACTTGTCTCCATTGTTCTGGATACGTATCGTATTCCATACCAAAAATAGTATTAAGACCGAGGTTTAGCTGCTTAGTAAATAATGATCTATTTAATGCCATACTATCCTCCTATATACCAGTAGAACGAGGTGCTAAAATATGGTTGTTAATAACAACTTCTATTTCCGCATTCTCGGCTGCTGTATTGCCGGGTATCTCTGATATTCTTAAAATTCTCAGAGGTAGTGCTGTTGTACCTAGAGTATCCATATCCGCTTCCTGTTTGGAATGAAAATATGGACTAGCACCGGCAGTTAAAAGCACGTTGCAAAGTTCTCCAACATTTGCTTGTGCGATGGCCCCATTGCCTGCTTGGATTTGAAAAGTAATATTCGGATCGTCATAAACATAAGCCTTAATTGTAGTTCCAGACTTAATGTTTGTTCCGCCCGTCCAAACCTTTTCGAATTTCACATCACCTGTGACGTCTTCGATGTATTCAACGCCATAAAAAACGCCTATTGCGTTTAAGTTATTTGCATATGCATCTAATTCGCCATCAGATCCCAAAGTTACCAAATCACCATAATAAAACGAATCCGCTTCACTATTAGCAATAAAGTATTGGTTAGCTCGGATAACTCCACCCGTAAGATGTCTTAATGGTATAAAACCATTAGGGGTGTCTACGTTAGCCATGATAAAATCCTTTTCCTAGCTATGCTACGGTTTTATTCTTCGATTCCACCTCTAGTAACCCTGGTCGTATGGTCTCTATGAATTGGATTTCCAACTTGTTCTACTCTATGTAGGTCGTTCTTAACAGCTTCCATCTGAGAATTAGTTTTCTTCTGATAATACGCATTACGTTGGTTAACCATTTCTTCTGGCATTTCGCACAGTACCATACCTTCGATTCCAATGTAACCTGCATAACTTCCGTGATCAATGGTAGGAGCATGAAAATCTTTTGGGAGAGTTTCAACTTTTCTTGGCTCCCAACCTTCTCTGCGGCGTTTTGCCCAGTTACTTGGATTATCTATTCCAAGTATTTTAGTTGCAATCCATCTCTGCGTGTAGCCAGGCCGAGCTGGAGGTGCTTCTAGTATAGAGGGTGGTTTCCACTCAGTTTTTCGTGTACTCTCATCACGTGTTTCTCTCTCTGCCTTTAGAGAAGTGCTTTTCTTTTTCATATTATTAAGCTCCTTTATCTGTTGCTTCATAACTCGCAAGTTCCCTTGCGTATCGTTTAAGCGCCGCTGGGTCATTAATATCAATACCGAATGTTATTGCATTCTGTAAATCATCTTTTGTCAGCTTCACACTTTTCGCAGAGTTTTGACTTGATCTCGAAACACCTGCTACGGGTGATTGCGCCTTTACTTTTGACTTTAACTCTTTTTGCTCCCCATTGGAAGTGTTTTCTTCACTTTTTACTAAATCGGGATAAAATTTGTTCATTCGTTTATCCATTTCAGCATAATATTCTGAATCTGCCATATCATATCCTTCCTCGGTTAAGTCAGCGTCAATTCCAAAAGCCAATTGGGTTGCAGCCCTATGACCTGCTTTATTCCACCAACTTGAATTTTTTTCTATCCACTCTTTCGCTAAATGAGGAATTTCTGGAGTTTTTGTTTCTGTTTTTACTGCTGGAGTTTCTTGAACTGATTTAATTTGACTTCGAACATCAGCCATTTCATCCATTAGCTTTACTTGTTTTTCAGTATCGCCACCTTCAATAGCTTCTTTTAAATCTTTTGAAACATTTTGATATCGCAAGTTCAAGTCATTTTTAGTTTGAGTAGATGCACTCGTTTCTAATTTAGCCAATCGTTCCTCTAGAGCCCGTGATTTATCCTCTTCTGCTTTTCGTCTTGAAACTTCTTTTGCAATTCGATTTTTTACACGGTCGCTATAAGGCTCTTTTTTAATATTGTCTAATTCACTTTTAAGTGACTCAACAGTTTGTGCTAAATCTTCTTTAGGAGCAACTTCTTCTTTTTCTTCCTCTTTTAAAGATTCAAGATTTATACTTGGTTCTTCTTGAGGTTTTTCTTTTTCTAAAATTTTTACCTCGATGTCGTCATCAGGGGTAATTTTTTTTACTTCTTCATTCATAGTATTCTCCCTATGTATTGTCGCAATTAATGCGTGTTTAAAGATTTTGAGTTATTGCATCTGGATTTGGTAATACAGCCAATACCTCATCATCGTTTAACAGAATCATCTTAACACCTTGAATGTCAATTTTTGACCCTGCGTATCTGCTATATACGATAGTATCATTAATTTTGCACCAATTTTCTTCACGATTACCATAGCACTCATTTCCCATCGCAATAACACGCCCTTTAGAATTTAAATATTGTTGTTCTTCTAAATTTTTATCAGTTAAAATTATACCTCCTTTTGTTTTTTTAATTACTCCTGCGGGTCTTACTAGCATTCTCCATCCACATGGTATGGGTAAATCTTTTTTATCTGGATCAGGAATATCGTTATCTGTAAACCATTCTTCATTCCTCGTTACCATCGTCATCTCCCTCTATATATCGTTTTTCAATTTCTAAAGCAATACTAGAAGCTTTATTTAAACCTTCTGCTATTCCTTTTGCTTTCTGATATGCTTCATACGTATCAAAACCTGGTGCTATTGTTTTAGTAGCTAATTCAGTTTTATATTTTTTTATTTCTTGCAGTATCGCTTCGACTACTGGTATTCTGGCCATTTTCTTTTCTCCGTTTATAATATGGATTCCCTGCTCTATAAACATCTATTAAAGAATTAAATGTTTTATCATAATTTCCATTTATTTCTTTACTTGCAGCTGCAAATAAATTTGGTTTAAATAAAGTTAAAGGAACTTTCTTATTTTGTAAAAACTTTCTTGCTTGTCTTACCTCCTCCCCTGTCGGTCTATTTTTTTGATTTTTGCGATTTTCTTGCATTACGTGTTTTCATAATTTGATCAACTGCTTTTAGTTGAAGTTCTTTATCTTTCCTGTTTTGTATACGGTCATTTAATTGTGCACCTTGTACAAATCTATCTTTTCGAATACTCATCTCCTCTTGCTTAATGGCAAGTTCACCTTCTTCTCTCGCAGCTTCACGTGATTGTTTTTCTTGCTCAGGATTAGGCGGTTGATTTTGTGCCAGTTGTTGGGCAGCTTGAGCTTCAAACTCTGATATTTTTGCTTCCATTTCTGGTGGCATACTTTCTTCCTCTATTTTATTATCCTCATCAAAATCAGGAAGTGGTAATTGAACTTGTCCCTGTAATGGCGCTTGCATCTGTTGACGGTATTGGAAAGCTAAATGCTGTCCTATATGCGCCAGCATAGGTCCCAGTAACGCCTCTTTTGCTTCTGGTCGTCCTCCAAAACGAGGATCGCTAATAAATTGTTCGTGAACAAGCATATGCGCCGCATGTACTTGGTCAGGAAAAGCTTTTATTGGTTTTCCATTCAATAAAGCCATATTTTCTGAGACGGGATCACGACGGGCAATATCATCATCGTCAATGACCAACTCATCTGGGTCAGGTAAGTTTAAAGCCATTATTAAACGTTTATATGCTTCCTTTATATCAATTATTTGGGGAGCTGATTGTGCAATTTGCAAAGTCGTCTGCGCTAAAGCTATTCTTTGTGCTTGGGAAAAAATATTAGGGTCAGAAACAGGGATAATATCAATTCTATCATCAAAATCCCTTCTTCTTATTGATAATTCTTGCCCAACTACTTCATATGGATAGACATCGTCTAGATATTCTCCGTCCAATTCTCCAATTAGCTTTAATTCCCGTGCTTGTGCATGATGAATACGCTTATGAATGGCTGAAAATATCTTACTTCCTTGTTCTATCTGCGCAATAGTGGTTCCAACAGGGGATGTCGCCGCCGCATCGCCTACCATCGCATCTGCAATAGTGGCGAATCGCCTTCCTGACTCTGTTAAAACGCCTAAAAGTTGCATTAATGTAGGAGAAGGTTCCTTAAAGGGTAATTGCATAAATGATTTTTGCAAATCATCACCATATGCCTCGACTTCCAACCATGAACCTGGAGCTATCGTCATATCCCCACCTTCAATTCGTGCACCTTTCGCTTTAAAGCCTCCATTTAAGTTAGCGAATGCCGCAGAGTCCAGTAAAGCCCTTAATGCCCCTGTACTTGCATGCTGCAATCCACCAATCATATGAATTAGACCAAAGCCATAAAAGCCTAAACCTGGAAGATATTTATAATGCACGAAATATGTGCGTTTTCTTTTTAACTCATCGTCCTCTTTCCAATTTCTTCGTATCGCCAAAACTTGTTGGGACTGCCTGTCAATCGTAATGATATATGGAGGTGCGATTGCCTTTTCATCTTCTGAATCCTCTATGTTATAGTCCGTATGTATTTCCAATACCGTATGGATATTCTCACCTAATGTATCTGAAATGCCGTCCAGTCGATTAATGGTTTGATTCACAATATCAACATCGTCCGTCTGCGTTCCTGACGACAGCTTTATTTCCTTGTAAAATCCCGTCTTAAAATATTTCTTTAGTTCATTTTTATTTATTTTCATTACCTGAGTGTAACGAGGGGATGTCTCCAAATCCACTGTCTCATATGAAACAACAAAATCCTCTGCAGGAATAAAGGATGACGCCACCCTATCAAGGGTAGGGTCAAAATACACTTTTTTGAAGGCGGACCCTGACACAGCTAAATAAAAAAGCAACTGGTCAAGTTCATTGAAATACTCGGGCATCTCTTGAGTCAATTGATAATTCATAAATTCTTGGACTCGTTGTGCCTGTTTCATTTTTTCTTCCGTTACTTTTCCAATGATCTGCGTCTTTACAGGTCCGCCGGGAGGAAACATCTCTGCAATGGCACGTGCTTGAAACTGCGTCGCAGCTTCTGCCATTAAAGGATTGTGAACACCCGATGCTCCAGGAAATGGATCATCACGGGCTTCAGTAATAATTCCGAGCATGCGAAGACCACGTGAATACTGTTCTTCCCAGTCTTTTCTACTTGATCTGTCGCTGTCGTATTTTTCGATTAAATCGGATGCAATTTTCGTTAATTCTTTTTTATCTAATGTTTCTGCAAGATTGGAAAAATGGTCTGTATCAAGAGGCTTTACATATTCCTCTTCAAGATTAACCTCGACCCCCGTCTCCAAGATTCCTGGTTCGGGAAGTTCTACCGCCAATTCTTCCATGTTTAAAACTTCTTCAGGCATTTTTCCTTTTCTTTGCTAGTTTGACAGAGCTATCACTTTTTTTCTTTTTAGGAGTTTTTATCCACGCATCCGTGTGTTTTTTTCCGTATGTTTTATATATATGTTCAAAATTCTTACCGAGTGATTTAAGTTTACCCTTGTCGGTATGTTGTCCAAACAAAACATCCATTCCCTTAGTGAGTTTAGACATCACAGGATGTTTTTCACTAAATTTTTTATCGCTTTTTTTAATTCTTTTTAATCTTGTTTCCTTAAAGGCCTTTTTGGCTCTGTCCTTGGCCAACTTAGTGCCATATTGTTTTTTCTTTTCTTCAGCCATTATGTCTTTTTCCTTTTCTTTGCAATTTTTTTAAATGTTTTCGCTAGAGTATATCTTTTCGAGCCAGGAGGACAGGACTTTGACCCAAACTTTTTTCCGGTGCAAACTCCTTTCGTCCCTCT